CCGGGACGCGCCTTATCGCCCGGGCCGCGGCGGCGACTGGCGCAAGATCAAATGCGTGCAGAGCGAGACCTTCGTCATCGTCGGCTATGAGCCGTCGACCGCAGCGCTGGGCGGGATTGGTGGCCTGCTGTTGGCAGCACGGAAAGGCGCCGAGCTCGTCTATATCGGCAACGTGGGGACGGGCTTCACCCATGCCAGCGCCACCGCCCTTCGGTTCCTGCTGGCAAGGCTCAAGGTCGACAGACCCGCCGTGGCGCTCAAGCGAAAGCGAGTAGTGTGGGTTTCGCCGGAACTGCCGGCCGAGATCGCGTTCCGCGGCTGGACCGACGACGGCAAGCTGCGGCACGCATCGTTCAAGGGCCTCCGCGAGGACGCGGACGAGGCCGCAGTGTTCGAGATCGGATAGGGCCATCAGCGCGACCAGCCGTAGCGGTCACCGAATCGTAGAACTCGTGGGTATCACCGCGGCTCATCAGATTCTTGGAGCCGCAGCGGGAGCAGAAATAGCGCAGGCAGATGTCGGGTATCGGCGTCTCATGCGGGAGCCCACTGACATCGATACCGTTCCTGTAGTGGCCGCAGTCGTTGCAGAAAATCTCGATGCGGCAGAGGCCAAGGGCCATAACGCTGCCGACGGTCGCTGGTGGGATTTCGGTCCCGTCGCTCCGATAGGCCCGTCGGGGACTCCGATTCATAGCGCCCTGATTTGCTCTTCAAACTCCTCCGGGATCGCGCCGTGACGCGCAAGCACGTCGAGCGCGCTGACCTCGCCGGTTTCGTCGTCGGCGGTGACGTGGATAACCGCGACCCCTTCCGCCGTGCGGCCCAGCCGCTCGCCTTCGTTGAGGGCGTGATGCTTCGTCTTGGCAGGCACGCGCTGGCCTGGAACCAGACGCTTCCGATGCGTCTTGAAGGGCTGGAGGAAGAACGTTTCGACGCTGGCCATGGCTTGACTCCCGAGATCTGTATGTTCTCATTACGTTCTCATTTCAGGGAACGCAATCATGTCCGCGCAGCCAGCTGATCAGCAGGTCGACGACACCTCGCTCGACGCCGAGATCACGGCGCTGATTGAGGATCTGGTGGACGAGCATGAGGGGTTCGAGCGGGCGGCGCTGCGGGCATTGGCGCGCAGCTATCTGTTGCTTTTGACTGAGAGCGACAGGTTGAAGGTCGATGCCGACCGATCGTGTTCGCGCGGCTTCCTGCGAGGGCTCTTCTCGGACGGGGCGCGGCCCGTAGCGGTCGACGATGAGCCGTGAGCCGCCGTGACGAGCCGCCCGACCCGGGCACGAGGTTGATCGACTATCCGTGGGTCGTGATCCGGTTCCGTTGTCACTTCTGCGAGCGGGGTGGCAACTCCCGTCTTGCTGCCTGCGTCGCTCAATTCGGCAGGTTCGCGACCCTGGATCGGTTGCTGCACGCATTCATGTCCGGCTGCCCGCACGATCCATACGACCAATCCCGCAGTCCACCGCAGAAATACGGCCGCAAGTGCGGAGCCTACCTGCCCGATCTGAACTCGGGCAGGCCGCCCGATCATCCCCCCTCGATGACGGGCCTGTCCTTGATCGAAGGTGGCAAGGCGGACATGCTGCCCGCCGAGCCGGCGCCTGTCGAGCGCCGCCGCAGGGTGGGCGACGCTGATGTGTAATCTCTACAGCCACACGCGAAACGTCGAGGCGATGCGCAAGCTCTTCGCCAAGTTCGACGACGCCGGCGCGAACCTGCCGGTGCAGCCTGGCATCTTCCCTGACTATGACGCGCCGATCATCCGCAACGGGGACGGCGGCGCGCGCCTCGCCATGACGCGCTGGGGCATGCCCTCATCGAAGAAGGCGATCTTCGATGCGGCGACCGCGCGGGCAGACAAGTTGCGAGCGAAGGGCAAGGAGGTCGATTTCGACCTGCTCCTGCGCATGGAGCCCGATAAGGGGACGACCAATGTGCGCAACACCTCGAGCTCGCACTGGAAGCGCTGGCTCGGCGTTGAGAGCCGCTGCTTGGTGCCGTTCACGTCCTTCAGCGAGTTCGATTGGGGTTCCAAGCAGGACGTATGGTTCGCCTTCGGAGACGATCGGCCAACGGCATTCTTCGCGGGCATCTGGGCGCCGCAATGGACGAGCGTGCGCAAGATCAAGAACGGTGAGGAGACGGCCGACCTCTATGCCTTCCTGACGACTGAGCCGAACGCTGAGGTCGGGCCGATCCACCCGAAGGCAATGCCGGTTATCCTGACCACGCCGGAAGAGTGCGAGGCGTGGATGACGGCGCCGTGGGAGCAGGCGAGGGTGCTTCAACGCCCGCTGACGGATGGCTCGCTCCAGATCGTGGCGCGCGGTGTCAAGAAAGATGGCGAGACGGCCTAGCTGAACAGCATCGACCAGAGCTTATAGGCATTGCCGGCGAGCATGAGATAGGCGCCTGCGCCGACGACAAGCATTGCTACCGTGGGCCATATCCAGCGTGCTGCGAATGATGGGTAGGGCTCTTTCACCTGAACCACCCCCACAGAGCAATAAGACCCAGCCCTATAGCCGTTACCACCATCTTCGCGTTGGAAGGGCCGTAGCGCATTAGGGGCGATCCGCATAAAGAGCTATCGGATATAGCGCCTTGCACCTGTCGCGGCGCCCCTTTTCCTCCGGGATGCTGTCCAGTTCTCGTTGCGTGATGGCCCTCAACTCGTCTGCGGCCATGAACGCGACTGGTGTGGCGGCCGCCTCCCTTGCTTGCCCTTCGTCGGCAAGCATCTGCATGCGAAGGTCGTGGATCTCCCGCTCCTTCTCCGCCAGGACCGGCGCGAAGAGGGCCAGCACGGCGCGGGCTTGGCGAAGGGCATCGGTGCCCGTTGAAAATACGGTGATGTAGGTCGGGTGCTTGGCTTCCATCTCTCTGATGTGCGCCATCTCAGCATCCCACTGACCAAGGGATACGGGCATCTGATGTCGGGCCTCGCAAAGCACCCTCGCGACCTCCTCCGTGCTAGGCAACCCAACCTGTGCATTTTTTGCACACGTTGCGCTCGGCATCGCAGGGGCGGGGCTAGTCATGGGGGAGGCTCCGTGATTTTCAGGGCCGCGGTACGATAATGCCGCGTTTCTCTGTTCCAACGATAGGCCTGCAAAGAAGCCCCTCATTCCGTTCCTCCCGCCGCGGAGAGAAGGGCGCGGCCGGCGGGGGTGATGACGCCGTGGCGGTCGATCAGCCCGGCCAGGAACAGGTCGGGGGCATCACGAAACCCAATGTGGACTCGCCCGTCCGCGCCGGTGTTGTAGACGCGGGGCTTGTCGGACGCCGCCGCCGGCCAGAGTACAGCGTTGGGCTCGGCTGCCATCTCCAACGCCTTCATGTGCGCGCTGGTCAGCCCTGTCATCTTCTCACCGCTCATCGCTTCGCTCCTTGGTCAGGGCTGCGCTGGCGATCCGTCGTGGCCAGTCAGGATCAAGGGCGATCTCGGTAACATCCTGATCCGCAATCTCCCGTAGGGCTGCCTCCCTACCCGTCTCGCTCGGGGCGGGCGACGCGAGGGCGGCGAGCAGATCGTAAGCGTCATTCAAACGTGCAAGGTCGCGAGCGGCGAGGTGCCGATAGCTCTTGAATATGCTGATGCGCGCTTCGTCGAGTTTCGCCATCGCCTCCCGCACCGCATCCACCCCGCCAGCGGTCGCATCCGGCAGCGGTGCGGGGGAGGCGTAGAGCGCTGCCTCGAAGAAGTCCCTGAGAATTTGGTCGCTCGGGGCGTCGGTGCCGAGGCGCACTCGCACAGCAGCAACCCACTTATCTGGGTCTCGCCCAACATCTTCGAAAAAGCGTGGGCCGAAAGTTGTTTTACCCCGCGCTACAATGGGTTTGGTCCTTTCCTGCTCGCAACGGCAATCCCAGCTAGGTGCAAGCCCTCGGCAGCACGCCTCACCGGGCGCGGCCTTGGCGGTCTCGTAGGCGAGGACGAAGGCCTTCCGGCTTAAGCGGAACTGATGCGGGGTGTTCTCGTCCGCGTAAGCTGCCTCAAGCGCCCTTTCGTCAATCTGCATCACCGAACCTCGCGAAAACACGGGTGATGGAAACCTCGACACGAGGCGGCTCGTCTTCTGGGACACGCGGCCACATGCGGATGTCGTAATCCGCGCCGTGCCGCTCGATGAGTTCGGCAACGAGCGCGTTTAACTTACCGACCGCCCGCTCAAGGTCCTGTAGGTGAATCGTCGGGATAGCCTTCTCGTCGATCTCGATCTCAGCCATTGCGGGGCTCCTGTGTGGTGGCTTCGGAGAGCCATTTGCTGATGCGAAGGTAGTTCTCGACATCCGGCGTCTTGCCGTTGCAGACTCGCGAGACCGTCGCATGGCCACAGCCGATTTCGACGGCGGCCTCTCTCATCGTGATATGCTTGCGGGCCATCAGCACGCGGACCTGTGTCGCGAAAGCTTCAGCGTTGAAAAGCGGCGCCATCATCCCTCCTCCTGTGGCGATGTCCCATTCGGCGGCGCCGGCTTGCAGCCTCGCCACCATCTCAGACGCGCGCGGGTCAGACATCGGCGGGGTCCTTCATTTGCACGCTGAAACTGAGCGTCGACATGTCGAAACCCCTTTCTTCCAGTAGTTGCGCCAACGTCTTGCCGTCGTGGATGCCGACCCCTTCAAGAGCGTCGGAGAGGATGCGGCCCTCGGATCGCCCAGCCCCGGCGCCGCCGTAAGCGTATTGGATGGCGGGTTTGTCCCATCGGTCTGCCTTGCCGAAGCGCGCGACGAGCTGCCCCGGCTTTGCCCTCACGAAACGACGGCTCATTCGCCGGCCTCCTTCTCGACTGCGGCTAGGGTGGAGCGGGCGCGGCGGAGATCGCTTATCTGGATGTAAACGACATCAAGATCGCTGCGGGCCTTGTAGAAATCGGCCAAGTTTGCGAATTGCTCCAAGCCACTACGCATCGCCTCGACTTGGGACTGGAGGGACGCGATGGTGGATTCGGCGGCGGTGAGCTTTGCGGAGTAATCGTCCGCGCGAGCAGCAAGCGCCTCATATGACGCCTTGAGAAACGCTTTTCCCGCCTCCGCCTTATCCGCCCGCTCTTTCTCGGATCGGGCGGTCTCTTCGGCTAGGGTGAGGCGGGAGAGGAGGCGGGCTATCGCGTCGGGGGAGCAGCGGGCGATGTGGGCGGACGTTTCCCGGCCGGTCTTGACCGACGCCACGTGATCTTCGCCTGCGAAGATTTCACAGAATAGTGCGTATCCAGGCTCCCAAGGCCCCGGCGTCACGCCGTCCAGCCCGCGCCTCAGCGCCTCGACCTCACCATCGGTTGCGGGTTCAGGGGCGGTCATGCTGCCTCCTTGGAGCCATTCTCAATCTGTGAGATCGTGCGGTAGGGAGGGCTTGCCGATGACGGACATCGACATCGTTTCGCGCCTGGTGGCGGCGGCCGAGAATGCGCCGGCTGATCTCGCTGAACTGCTTAAGCAGGCGGCCGAAGACATCGAGACCCTGCGGATGATGGTTGGCATCCGAGAGGAGGTCGAACTGGAATTCGCAGAGCCGGCGGGGAGCGCGTAGGGGCATCATCGCGGCGCCCTTTCGATGGCATCCCGAAGCACGCGCATCCGCTTGATCGCATCGCCGTGGCTTTCGCACCGGATGACGATATTGTTGCCGTCGAAGCAGCAATCAGGGTCAGACAGGGCCTTGGCTGCGCTTTTAATGCCCGCCAGGTCAGCCCTCAGGCCCGCACAAAGGCTTGCGAAGCCGTCGCGCTCCTGGTCGAGCGCGTCGACTTGGGAGAGCCGTGCAGCCACCTTTCGGCAGTTCGCCGCGTTGGCCACATTCGACCAGAAAGCGCCATCCTCGCCGTGAATGTCGCGGCGCTCGAAATACGCCGCCGCTTCATTGAGAAATGCGATGAGGGATTGCGTATCAGGACCGTTCATTCCTCTTCCTCCGGGCGAGAGGAAGTGACCGAGCTAGATTCGGCGAGGGACGAGGCCTTGGAGAGGGCGGAGTCGATCAGAGCGAGGGCTTTTGAATTGTCGCGACAAAGGTCCTCGGCGAGGACAACCCAGCCGCGAGCTTCCTTCAACGCCTCATACAGATCGGGCGCAGCGGCGATCAGGCGGGCGTTGGCAAGCGCCTCCTCCGCCGCGTACTCCTCACCGTCTTCGGGCGCGTCCCACGCGGGGACCATCGCAGCTGGATACCGGTCGCCGTTGAGGACGATATGGGTGTTGCCGCGGGATCGGAAATTCGGCGAATACTCGACATGCCACGGCCCCTCTGTGTGCTTGCTCTCAGCCATGGGGGAGATGCTCACGGCTCGAACTCGCTGTAGTTGCCGACGTGCCAAGCCTGAACGTTCTCGACATCTTCCGCATGGCCGGCGCTAACGAGCCACGGCAGGAAGCCATCGGGGTCGGGGCCATCGACCCAAGGCCGTTCAGCTTGGGGCTTCCACGAAAATCGGTAGTGCTCAGCGAGATATGAGCGCTTCACGTCGCGCAGCACGCGCACAGGCCCGCTCCATCGCTGGTCGCTGTATTCGCCCGTCTCGATAATCAGCAGCGTCCCAGCCGCGATGATTTGGTCCAAGTCGGTCATCTGCTTGCCCTCGTTGTAGGGTGTAATTTGCATTTGCGTCGAGAAAAATATATGTTGCGTTGATTATCTGGTCAAGCGGAAAATCAACGTGACATTGATTGATTGCGACTCGACGGAAGGTGCGTTAGCGAACGCCATGGACAATGAGCCGTGGCAGAAGCGCGCGAAGCTGGCAGGACTGAGCCAAAAAACGCTCGCGCGGCTACTGGGCGTCGCGGAAAACACCATGTCGCAGCAGCTGCGCGGCAAGTGGCAGTCAGGCACGCCCCGATATGTGATGTTCGCGATTTTAGCGTGGGAGCGTTTGCCTCAACCGGCCAAAGAGGAGCTGATCCACTGGGCTGAGGAGCGTGACGATGCGTGAGCGCTACGTCTATGTGATTGGCGAAGACGACGGGCCGCAGAAAATCGGCCTCTCGTGGTATCCGCCGAACCGGCGCGCGTTCCTGGCCCGCGTGACCGCGAAGCGGCTCAAGCTCCACCATTACGCGGCCGTCAGCGCTGTCGATGTCTACGCGGTTGAGCGGCTCGCTCATTGGCGGCTGCGCGATCTGCGGTTGGAAGGCGAGTGGTTCAACATCACACCGAGTGCGGCTGCTGAGGAAGTTGAGCAAGCCGTGCTGGCATTCGCTGCCGGCGACCGCGCGCCATATGCTGAGCCGAAGGAAGTCGAACGCGCCACGGTCATCGCACCGGCCAGCATGATGGCGCGCGTCGAAGAGTGGCGTCGCAAGCAGACGAAGATCCCCAGCAAGTCGGAGGCGATCCGAATGCTGGTCGATCAGGCGCTGGCGAATGAAGCGCGACGCGGAAAGTGA